CCGATTCTTCATAAGAGAAGTCCTCAACAGTCGCTTTTTTAATTATGGAGTTTTTAAGCCCTCTATCGTGCCTAATAATGATAAAAGGAATTATCTTCTTTTCCTTCATCATCTTTTCAATACCATCAACAACTGTAAAAGGCTCAATATATTCACCTACTATAGGAGCGTAATCCCTAGGTAAGAAGAAATCAAACTTAAAAGTTGTTAAGCTAGGTTTATTTAAAACGTTAAACTCATCACCATTTAGTAAGTCAATAGCCTTATTCTTGCCCTTGTAATTTACCTCTATATCCTCAGGAGTTATAGGTAATTTAAAGCTATCAATATAAAAATCATGCGCTCTCATTACGCCATTACACCTACCCTTTCAACTGCTTCATATAATCCATCTTCAATTGATTTAATTATGGAGTCAGTATCAGCTGTTTCGTGTACATCGCCAAAGGAGTTATCCACATGCACATCAATCTTATCCCAAGATAAATTCTGTATAGCTCTTTGGAACATTACATCGCGTATAGCCTTCAAATCGTCAGAATTAACCTCTAAACCATCATCAAGTTTTTTGTCAATACTTCCAGCATGACCTGCTGCCTTACCCACACCTTTATCGATAGATCCTAATTCTTTATCATATGGAGGTATTTTTAAATCCTTAAGTGGGTCAGCCTTTTCAGCTTCTTTTTGCTTAGCTATCTCAGCTTCTTTAAGCTTAATCTCATTAGATATACCTTGAGATGCGCTATCAATACTCTTGCCACTATTAACAAGCATATCGCCCATGCCATCTCTAATACCTTTCGCAAAGTCATCAAAGTCATTAGCAAACTTAACTTCACCTACTTCACTGATATTGACACCAGGAATTAAATTAAGCCCCTTTATAACTAAGTTAATCCCCTTGATCAAAGTGTTGAGCATAAACTGAACCGCATGCAGTACTAATTGAATAATCCCTAATATCGCACTAGCTACAACGCTGATAAAGCCACCTATAGCCATACCCAGAGCGCCAAATATATTAAGCACAACAAGTTTAAATTTAAGCCACGCAAGCGTCAAGCCACCTAATGACTGTATCCATTTAAAAAGAAGCATAATGAGAGTAAGCACAGCCGTTATTATTAAGATTATAGGATTAGCATTACATGTAATATTAAATACCGTCATAGCCGTATTTACAGCCCATACAGCCAATTGATAAGCCATAAGTGCACCAACAGCAATCTCTATTACTCCACTAAATTCGTTAAAGAATCCTAATATAGGCCCGAATATATCAATGAGTACTCCAAAAACTTCAGAAACGATATTTACAAATCCTGTTACAAGATTAATTAAAAACTCAATCGTCTTTTGCATATTCTCAGAATTTAAAAGCTCATTCCACTTAATAAACGCACCACTTAGTGAAGCTTGTATACTGTTTTTAATCTTAGTCATAATATCGTGGAAGTTCATAGGCATATTCCTAAAAGCCTCATCAGTCTTTTCAGCACTATCAAGCATAGCACTTACTATCACACTACTTGAAAGTTTACCCTCTTCAGCAAGCTTTCTTATCTGACTAATATCAGAGTCCATGTATTTCGCAACCTTCTCTAAGATGATAGGCGCATTACTCATAACAGAGTTTAAATCCTGACCACGAAGCACACCACTTGCCAAGGCTTGCGTTAAGTTATACATAACAGAGCGAATACCTTCTGCATCAGTTCCTGCTATCTTAAAGTTCTTGTTTAGCTGCTCAGCAAAGGTAATGAGGTCACTAGACGATTCAAAAGCGTTTCTAGCCTGCATACCAAGCTTACTAATGACGTCAGCCGTCATCATAAACTCGCCCCTTGATTCACTAGCACTCTTTCTTATCCTTGCCATAAGATCAGCACCACTAAGTTCTGTTTCAGTCTGTCTAAAGCTTTCAGCAACTGTATTAAGTCTAGTACTTACATTTTGAAACTCATCAGCACCCTGTATAAAGTTTTTGATGCCTTGAAAAGATAAGTAGCCAAGAGCAAGCTTCTTAGCAGCACCAACAGCCTTTTGCATAATCGATTCACTACTTGCCACAGATTGAGACATAGCCTCAATAGAGCTTCCTGCGCTCTCACTATTGACCTTAGCTTCAATAAGTGCTTCATCAAGACTATGAACACCCTCTACAGCCTGCCTAAAAGCTTCACTAGCCCCATTTAAAGCTTCCTTGTCAATCATGCCTTCCGAAGCCTTCTCGCAGCTCTCCAATGATTTAATCATCGCATCGACAGATGAAATAATATTTTTTAAAACAGGCGACATAGAATCAAATAATTTAATCTCAGTATTAATCATTTCTTACTAGCCTCCTTCATCTCTTTTCCATACTCTGCCATCATCGCCCAATACAAAGCCTTCTCCTCAATACTCATATTAATGACATCAGATGGCTTCATATTGCCTTTAGTCATAATAAACAGATGATAGCAAAGCATGGCATCATCATCTGTCCTAATTAGTTTTTTGCTTCATTTATCTTATCATTGATATTTTCATCGAGAGAGTTAAACTCATTTACTTCAGTTGAAATCTTAGTAAATTCAGCTCCCGTAAACATTTCATTAATTAAATCCTCTTCATTCATAACGCCGTAGCTATCTTGAAGCTCAGCACTCTTTAAATCAGGCTCAATTATAGATATCTTTATTAGCTCCATATTATAAGCCTTAGTATCAAAAAACGGCTTCTTATTTCTAATAGAAACCGCCGCATCTTGACATCTTGCTAACTCCTTTGGACTTAGTAATTTTATAGTTATAGGCTCAGAGAATCTATCAGAAACAAAGACCTCTTGACTTCTCTTACCTTCCTTAACATTTTCTTTTAAAAAGCTAGATAATTTACCCATTAGTCTTCCATTCCTTTCAATGTCTTAAATAACTCAGGAGCATCAATATCTTCACAAGTACCATCAACCTTTTCGGATAAAACTTGATTATCAACATTTAAAAGAGCCATACTCATATTATTTATTTTGCAATCTCTTAAAATTACAGTATGACGTCCAGCGCTACTGTTAGGATCATCATTTGTTATTTGAAGGTCAAAGTAAGTTTCCTTACCAGTTTTGATATAATCTAAGACTAAAGCTCTAAATATATCAGTGTTGTAGTACATCTCAGCTTCCCAGCCAAGCTTAACACCACTACTTAAATTACCAGCAACAGTAGTTCCAAGCCTTTGAAGCTCAATGTTGTTTTTCTCAGTCTTTGTATCAAAGTTTTTTAATTGAAAAAGTAAATACCTCTTTCCCTTAATCGTTGCATAAGCCGCACCATGACGACCATCAATCGCTTCATAAGCAGGCATTATTCTTTGTTCAGCCATATCCTAACCCCCTTATTTAACCCTAACTATCATATAAAGCTTTCTCATAACCATGATAGGCTTAACTAGGTAATCAACCTCAACACTATCCTTATCATGACCAGCCTTAACCACTACATCTGTAGGCTCAAAGTCTTCAATAGCTCCAAGCTTTTCAAGTGTCTTAGCGTGATTAGTAATATCAGCCCATAAGCTTATTCTACCATCTTCATTATTTTGCACCTTACCAATATACATACTATTAAATATCTTCGCAATATCCATAGCTATTTGGTCAAGCACTCTAATCACTTGATTTTGTGCAAAGTCCTTATTCTTATCTTTAGTGTGCTCAGTAAATGAGTTTATATCCTCAAGTACTCTTATATCATCATTATCCCTATGGAAGACGAACTCACCTTTGATTATAGCCTTCTCTAAGTCTCTTTGAGCAAGCTTATCAATAAGAGTGTATTCACCTAAGTATAAGCTATTATCAAGACCTTTATTAACATCACAGCCAGCTGATGCTCCTAAAACATAGTACACAAAACCAGCTTCCTCTTCCTTAGCCTTACTTGTAACGTTGATAACACCTTCATAATTAGCAGCCTTATTATATAAAACTACTTGGCACTTCTTACCAACTTCGTCTCTCATTCGCTTAGCAAAGCTTATAAATAAGCTCTTAATATTATCATCATCACCCGCGTAACCGATAGTGTTGAAGTAGTAGCTTTCTATAGTTTTTAAATATTCACTGTAATCATCAGCCTTAACTTCCTTATCAGTACCACCAACTAAAGCTTTTAACTCTCCACCTAATTCAGTATAATTAGCACTGCCCGATACATCTACATAGTCATTAGACATGATCTTATCAGTCTTCTTATATTTTTCACTTAAGACCTTTCTACCGTAGAAGTATATTTCAAAAACAATATTATCTTTATTATCAATATCTTCCTTAAAAGCTACTTCTATCTTATTTCCACCAAGACCTGCATATTTTGCCGTTATTGTTAAGCCATTTATGGTAACTTTAGCCTTTTCACCCTTACCATTAAGTCTATATAGATAAAGCGTCTTTGCATTTAATAATACCTCTCTTACTGGTCTTAAAAGTTCATCATCAAAGCTTAGTCCTAATAGCTTTAAGCTATCCTTTTGTAATTCTTCTTTTGATAATGTAATTGACTCATCGCCCCAGCTTAAAGGCATTGCAAAAGTCGCATAACCTCTATCGCCAAATATATTCGATGGTCTTCTTACAGATACAAAATTTATATAAGTACCAGGCAAAACCTTATTTTGTACTAAAAAATTTCCTCCGCCTAACA